TAAAAGCTGTAAAGTTTTATTTAGCAGTGCATTAGCTGTGTCCTGTAAAGGTTTCTGCCCTTTGATTAAAGGATTAGTCTCAATTAAATCTTGTACGTCTTTTATTAAACGGTCAGATACTTGTTGTACATCAACACGACCAGTAGCTCCTGTAGCAGCTATTCTGTTTTTTTCTTGCTTATCTAGTTTTTTAATAAGATCGTCTGCTTTTTTATATATAGTATCACGAATAACAATCCCATTATGCTTTAAAGTTTTACCGTAAGACACGCTAGGAATGTTTTGTAATATTGTAGACATCTCCTTCTCATCAGGAGTCAATTCTACTACAGCTCTCTGTAAAACACCTTCTACCCTTGTTCTTGGTAGTTGTTCCTCTAAAACCTTTTTTGTTTGCACTGGTTTTATTAGGTCATTAACAAACTTTTCTTTTGTCTGCGCTATTTTTTTATCACTAGCATTTACAATTCTAGTCCCTGCCGAACCTATTGAATTAGACACAGGCTTAGAAAACACGCTAGGCCCTAAAAGCAAAGGTATGTTTATAGCGGCTTCTATTGCTTTGAATGTTTCAGGATTTTCTTTTTTTAGTCTTTGATATTCTTCTGTCCCTCCGTCCAAAGACTGTAAAGCTAGCTGTCCTGCTGAAGTGCTTAATACAGTATTAGCTGCTGTTGCAAAAGCATTAACAACAGGTTTTTCTACAGCGTCAGGAATTAGCAGACTCACTCCTTTAACGCCTGTGCCTATTGTTTCTGCTATTACGTCTATAGGAACTCCGAAACCCAACGCTACTGTGTTCATGGTAGCCCCTACTTCAGGCAGAACTCTACCTTCACGCACTGCTTGTTGTGTTCCCCTAGCTGACTCAACTCTTTTGTCAAAACTCTCCATAAAACTATTAACAGCGTCAGGAATTAACTCAGGAAGTGTAGCAATCTGGTCTAGATAACCAACAGGCTCTTCTACAGCAGTATCTATAACAGGCGCAGGGCTATAGTTTTTAATGTAATTAGCAAGTTTTTGAGCGTTTTCAGCATCACCAGCCGCGTGTGCTGCCTTTAAAGCATCTGCCGCTTGCTGTAATACAGGGTCTAATTCAGTCATTATCTAGACGCTCCTGAGTTTGGTTTTGTGTATAAATCAATAAGGTTTTGAACTTCAGTATCTACTTTAGGCTGTTGATCATAAGCCCAAGCAAATTCAGGAACGTCCACAGTCATTCCAAATTGAGCTACTCCCTCACCTAATTCAGCTATTTGTTTATTATGCTCTTGTATCTTTTTTCTAGTTGCTCTAGCCTGTAACTTAATAAGTCTCTTTAAAGACTCACCATCAAGAGTTATTGTACCGCCTACAATTCCTTTAGCAAACTCCCTATCAGCGTCAGAAAGACCAGTACCTGCACCAAACGCTTTAATAACTTCAGCAACAAGATTACCAGCATTAGCTATAAATGTTTCTGTATTGCTTATTAATTGTTCTCCTTCACCGCTTATTAAACCGACAGCTTTTAATAACTTACCCGCCCCTAGTTTAAACTCAGCCCCAGTACCCGTTAAAATACCAGCGCCTTGGCTTATTGTGTCCCACTGAGTGTCTATTACGTCACTTTTTAAAGAAGCTGCTTTAGCGTCATCAAATTGCTTTATAAGACTATCTGCTCTTTTTTCGCCTAGTTGTTCTATAAACGCACTTCGTCCTTCTTGATTTAAGTTTACTTCTACTGATGTGCCGTTTTTATTTATAGTAGTGCCCGCAGGTGCAGGTTCTTGAGTTAAAGCATTTACAACTACATCGTCCTTCCCTTCTTCGCTTTTCACAGACAACATAATAGGATTGCCATTATGCTCGCCAGCAAACGGCTTACTTAACTCCACGCCTTTTTCTTCAGGAGTTAGCATAGGCAGTAACTCAGAGAAGTTATTATCAAAAACACCTGAAGCAATCAAAGGAATAACATTCTCATATTTTTTATCTTGAGACAAGCGAGATATTAAAGACTGTCTGGTCGTTAAAGTCTGATTAATAGATGCTTTTTCTTGCTGCATCTGCTTAATCCTAGCCGCAGTCTGTGCAGCACCAGCGATGTCACCAGTAGCTTGTTGTATCTGAGCAATCTTACGCAAGTCATCAGGGTTAGACATGTCCAACTGAGACATCGCCATCTGTAGCTGCTCTGCTGGTGTTCTAGTGTCTTGACCCATTAGCCCACGAACACCACGCTGCATACCTTGTGCGCGTTCAGCACCAAAAGCTAATCTCTGTTGCGCTGCGTTACCACCCATAGCCATAGGATCTGGACGACTACTAGGCATTCCTGTTAATAATCCTGCAATATCTTGTCTAGCCATTGTCTTATCCTCCTATTCCAAGTTGCCCTGCTAACCAATCTACGCCGCTAGTAAGTAAACCACTAGAACCTTCTAATGGAGAGCCATCTGGGTTAAGTATACTATTAAGTATTTGTTCTTGCGTAGTCGCTTGTGATCCTAACAAAGAATCTAATATAGATTGACCTTGCTGTAGCTGTAGACGATTAGCTAAATCTTCAGCTTGCAGACGAGACTCTAAACCGCCTAAGCCTAACTGTGAAGACAACTCAGCACCTGTTCTACGACCAACGTCAGCAAACCCAGCAGGAACTTGACTAGCTGACAACATAGACAAGGCTTGCTGCTGTGGCTGATAACCAAACCCTTGTAACATACCACCTAGCTGACCTGCCTGTAGCATTTCTGCTTGTGACTGCTGACGTGCGCCTAAGTTAGCACGGGCCATAGCTTCCTGTCTTGCAGTCTCTTGAGCCAACAGCTCAGGTGAAGAACCACCATAAGCAGAGGAGCCTAGTCCTAAGCGACCTTGTGACAACATACGCTCTTCTAACGCTAGACGCTGACGCTCCTCTTCAGGACGCTGTACTGCTCTCATCTGCTCGTACAACTGCGCTTGTGCTGCGGCAGGGTCTGCACCTACTTGACCAAACAAACCCGCTGCTTGTCCTTGTAGTTGCGTCTGTAGCGCCTGTTGCTCTGGAGATAGGTTAATACCAAAGCCGCCTTCAGGAGTTGTAGCTACGTTAGCTAAACCACTGGTAACAGTGTAGGGTCTAAACTCTGTACCTGCTTGAGCTTGTTGTGCTAGTGCTTGCGCTCCTGCTTGAGTCTCACGACCCAGAGCTTGTGCGCCTTCAATGTTTTCTTGTCCTAAGTAAAACTCACCGCCAGTCCTCAGTAAATCCATAAATGACATTAGTAAGATCCTCCAGTAATTGTATCAGCCGTCAATGTACCTGTGACGTTCACGGCAGCGGCTGTAACAGTACCTGTGAAAGTAGGGCCAGCAGTGTTAGCTTTAGTGGCGCTGGCTATAGCAATGTTGTTAAATTCTGTGTCAAGTTCTGAACCTCTTACAATCTTAGCAGCGTTGCCTGAAGGGAGGTCATCCTTTGTAGCAAAGTTAGTTGTCTTTGTGTAGTTGGACATTAGATAAGTCTCCCTAATAAAGCGTGTATGTCAATTTTTTGAATAGAAAAAGGTGCGCCGTTAATCTCAGCTTCAATACCAATAGTTACTACTTCACCACTACCGCTGGTGTTAACCTTTGGTGTGTTGATAAGAACAGAAGAAGTGTACTCTGCTGTTGTGTTGTACTCAGAAACACCATACTCACCAATGTCACTAGAACCAAATACAAAGGCTTGTTTAGTGTAGCTAGCCGTGTAGTCATAACCCCAGTTCAATGTAGTAGGGGTGTTCTGTCCACCGATGATGGTTAAGTTAAACTTTTTTAGAAACTTCAAGTTAGAAGTGTTGCCAAAGTCCATAGGGTTACTGAAATAACGCATCTCGTATTTAACATCGTTGTCTAAATAACCTGTGTACTTAACAATGCCTGAAGACAAGCCTAAGTATATGTCGCTATTAGACAGCGTAGTTAAAGACAATGGCTTTATACCAGACCAAGTAGTAACACGATGTGACCCATCTTCTAGCTGTCTTCGCATATCAAAACAATATACAGTATTGCTGTCAGGCATTGTCAATAAGTAGAAAGCCTCTTCTGCGTTGTACATTGATTTGATAGGGTTGCTCTGCGTAAGTGCCATTTCAATCAAGTCAGTGCGTACGTTTTTACTAATGTCTCGCATAGGCATAGACTTTTCTTGTATCACTCTACCAAGGCTACGCACACCTGAGTCTGACAAGAACAACACATCTGTGCCTGTGTGCTGTACAGAGTCACGAGCGATACAACCAACACCTTCAATAGTATCACTAAGTACCATAGAAGCAGGGCTCTGTGCACCTGAGTAAATCAATATAGACCTCTTACCAAAGATAATAAGGAAGTCATTGTGACCCGTTAGTGCTACTACCTCATCAGTACCTGTAGGCCACACAGTAGTAAGGTCTAATGAGCCTGAGCTACCACCTGACCATTGCTTACCTAGCAGTAAATCACTAAAGTAGATGGTGTACTTGTTAGTAGGTAGGTCAGCAGCCCATAAACGCCCGTATGCGGCGATTACTTCGTTAGCCTGAGGCTGAGTACCTGTTGCTTGTTGATGGTCTTCAGCGAGCGCTAGAACGCCGTTCTCGTACAGCAAAGGTTTGTGTCCACGCTGGTATAGAAAGAAGCTGTCAGCCAGTGTAGCTACTTGCCAGTTGTTAGCAGTAATTCCAGCACCT